GTACTGCTGGAGTGTGGACAATAGGCTTAGGCAACACTTTTTATGAAGATGGAGACAAAGTAAAAGAAGGCGATAATATTACCTTAGAAGAAGCCTATCATTTATTTTATTTAATAGCAGCTAAATTTGAAAAAACAATTAATGATAATTTAAAAGTTAAAATTAATCAAAATCAGTTTAATGCTTTATTTTGTTTATGTTATAATATCGGTCAAGTAGGTTTTAAAAATAGTACACTTTTAAGATTAGTAAACTTAAATCCTAATGATGGAAATATAGCAAAAGAGTTTTTAAAATGGAATAAAATTTCAGGTGTTGCTTCAAAAGGATTAACTAATAGACGAATAACAGAATCAAGTTTATACTTTAAAAAATGAAATATATTTTAATAATAATACCATTCTTATTTTTATCTTGTGCATCGAGAAAAGTTTCTATTGATAAAAGTTACATTAAAAAAGATAGTATTTCACAAATAGATACTAAATTAGTGACGAAAGAAATATCTAAAAATGAAATTCAAAATGATATTTTAATTGAAGAATTTACTATTAAACCAATTGATACTTTGAAAGATATTGTAGTTAATGGAATAAGCTATAAAAACGCTATTTTAAGCTATAAAAAAGTAAAAGATAATAGTTTACATATAAATAATAAAATAGTATCTAAAATCGAATATAAACAACAAAAGAGTAATGTTTCTTTGGTTAAAAAAGATTTTAATAAAGATGTGGATAAAAAGTTTAATTACTGGGTTTTACTTTGGCTTTTAATTATTCCTTTTGGGTATTTTATTTATGCTTATTTAAAGAAAAAAGCGTTTAAAATTTAAGGCTGTTATAGTACTTGTTTTAAAAATACATAAACACTTAATTCTAAACACTTTAATCAGAAAAAAACTTAACTAAATATTTATAAGTTGTTAAGGTTTTTAATTTGTATGCTAATTGCTGCTTTACTTAAATCTAATAATTTAGATAATTCTAAGTTTTTAATTTTTGGATTAATATTTAAGATATATTTAATTTTATCTTTTGATTTTAAGTCTTTATTTTTACAAATATTTTTAATTTGAATATCTTTTAATAAATCATTAAGCATATTGTCCATATAATTATCTTTCTTATTATACTCTTTTTTATACTTACCAACCCAGTAATAAATATATGATAATGTTTCTTTATAATCAGTAAAGCATTTTATCGAATGTAACTCGAATCCGTTGCCTTTATTAGAATGCCAAATAAAATCATATCCATCATATACGATTTTGTGGTTTTCGATTTCTTTTAAATAATTTAATTCTTTGATTGAATAAGCCATAGTTTTTGTTTTTATTAATTTAAGCAAAATTAAACTATAAAAGAAGCTTTTTAAAATAAAAGTTATCTACACTAATGTTAATAAAATATAATTAAATTTGAATATGGAAAAGAAACTTACTCGCAAATCATTGGTATTAAAACTCGATACAGTATTTTCTCAATACATCAGGCGTAAAGACTTAATTAATGGTTTAGCTACTTGTGTTACTTGTGGTAAACAAAACGAGCCTAAGAAGATGCAAAATGGGCATTTTATGAGTAGAAGGCATTACTCAACAAGATGGGTAGAAAATAATGTAGGGGTTCAATGTTACGGTTGCAATATTACAAATCAGGGGATGCAGTACGCATTTAGTCAATATCTTGGTGATAAGATTTCAGAAGAAATGTTTATTCAATCGAAAAAAATAGTTAAATTTGCTGATATAGATTTGATTGATATGATTGAATATTATACTAATAAATTAAAAGATATAGAAAGTTTGTGATAGGTTTTTCATTTTTTGTTGTTTGTAAAAGGGTACTTTAATCGGTATCCTTTTTTTTGCCTAAAAGTTAAAGAAATGTTAAAATTTAATTTAATTGTATTTTATCTCAAAATAGGTTGTACATTTGACCCAACAAATAAAAACAAATAGAAATTATGACTTATTCAACACTTTTACCACTTATTAAAGAAGTAGCATCCCACCAGACTTTTTTAGCTTTTTATTACACTTTTCAAGGATGTGTAATATCAATAGAAAATCTTAAAAGTTTTTGTATTTCTTTTGAATTAGATTTTAACCTTATAAAATTAGTATAATGAAACAAGATTTAAACGACTTCGTAAAAGCATTCTTATTTATGTGCGCAATGTTAACGATTACATTATTAATTTTAAATTATAAAAAATGAAAGATTTATTAGATTTCCAAAGATTACAGATTGAAAGATTACAAGCGAGAGTATGTGAATTAGAAACTAACAACAACATATTATCAGGGTACTGTTTTGAGGCTTTAGATGAAGAATGTCCAGCAGCTTATAGAACTTTATTAAAACAACAAATTTACACTTTAAAACACCTTTAAAATGAAAAGAGCAATAGCAATGAAATGCAACCAAGAGCAATGGGATAGTATTAAGGATAAGTTAGTAGGATTAGATGCAAACTGTATCACTGGGTTTAATAAATGTAAATACTTAGTTAATAACTTAGGTGGTTGTGAAATTTTAATTTCAAACTGCCTAACAGGCGACCGTTTTAGTTATAATCGTGAATTACACGAAACTTGGAACGAGCAAATATTCCTTGAAGCGTGTGGAATTGAAACGGAAAAAATTTTTAAAGGTAGCGAGTTGCAGTGTAGAAACAAAAATGGAAAATGGTATATTTGTACGGTTTATGAATACCGACTAAAACCCGACTATTCCAAAGAAATTGAGGAATTAGAAAGACAAATAGAAATCTTAAAAAACAAGTAAGGTTATGATAACGATATTATTATATTTGGTATTGGCGGGGATTAATGTTCCTTTTGCTTTACAAAAAAACAATAAATATAAAGCATTAAGCGGTTTAGCTATCGGATGGAATTTAGCTCTTTTGTTGGTATATTTAGCAGAAAATCATTAAAAATAAAAAACAAGTAAGATGAAAAAATTAGCATTAGTAATATTAGGATTAACTTTATTTAGTTGTACGCCTGAAGAAAATTTAGAAAACAAGATTATCAAAGATTGCAACTGTAATAGAGTAGTAGAAGTTTCATCATTTAACGTTATAGGTTCTGGAACAAACGCTGGTAGTACGATATACAGATATACAACTATTAATGACTGTACTGGGGTACAAAGAGAAAGTGGATTAAGTAATCAAAGTGTTAGAGTAGGAGAATGTAAATAATAACTTAAAATTAAACAAATGACAGAATTAAATTTTTATGAAAAACTTTCGGCAGTAAAAGCTGAAGTGGGAAGAATATCAAAAGACAGTAGTAATCCTTTTTTTAAAAGCAAATACTTTGATATAAACTCTTTATTAATGCACGTTGAACCTATTATACAAAAGAATGGTTTATTGCTATTACAACCAATACAAGAAGGCTTGGTTAAGAGTATTATTTATGATACAAATGGATTTTCTATTGAATCAGGAATTGAGTTAACTGGAATAACAGACCCTCAAAAATTAGGTAGTGCAATTACTTATTTTAGACGCTATACATTACAATCTTTATTAGCATTACAAGCAGAAGATGACGATGCAAATTTAGCAAGTAAAAAAGCACCAGTAAAAGATGATTTAAAATGGTTAAATAAAAATACACCAGAATTTAATAAAGCTATTGATTATTTAAAAAATGGTGGTAATATTGCAACAATAGAATCTAAGTATAAAATGACTAAAGAAGTCAAAGAAGAATTATTAAAATAAAAATATTATATTTACAAGCTGAATAGCTGACAACAGTAAAAAAAGGTAGGCAAATAAATAAAAACAAATATTATGAGTGCATTATTAAACGTTAGTATTAGAGTAGATTCATTACAAAAAGAAAAGTTTGTTCAAGGTAAAGACGGGAGGGTTTTTTATAACTTTACAATATCAGTAAATGACGATTCTAACCAATTTGGGCAAAATGTATCTTTAATAGATAGCCAAACAAAAGAAGAACGTGAAGCAAAAAAACCTAAAAGCTATTTAGGAAATGGAAATGTAGTTTGGACTGATGGAAATATCAAAGTTGCTGATAAAAAAGTAGAAGCAACTGCAAAAGAAATATCGAGTGACCTCCCCTTCTAAAATTAATTAACAAGTAATGTAAGATTGTTGGGCATAAATAAATACGTGTATGTAGAGCCGAACTACTTTGCCCGACGCTTACTACGTTAAACAAACAAACAAACAAATGGATAAAGACGCACAAAGGCTTTTAATGCAATTATATGAAGAAGAATGCACAATAAATCCATTAGAAAAAGTAATCCATCCTGAGCCAGCTATATCATTTGGTTTTAAAAGTTATGAAACAAAAGATGGGACAATTGAATATCCTACACCAATAGGAACTTATGGTAATTTTAGTTTTATTCAAGCACCGCCAAAGTCAAAGAAAACGTTTTTCGTGTCATTACTTTCGGCAGTTTATTTAGCTGGTAATTTAGAATCATTTGCGGGCGAAATTACAGCAAGTAGAAAAGACAAACACCTTATTCACTTCGATACGGAACAGGGTCAGTATCACGCCGCAAACGTATTTAAAAGACCTATTGATATGACTGGAATAAAGACTGATAAATATCATACATTAGCATTAAGACAGTTGTCATTTAAAGAAAGAATTGAATTTATTGAATATTATCTTTACGATAAATTAGAAGGAAAAGATATTGGTTTGGTTATTATTGATGGAATAGCAGATTTATGTTCAGATGTAAATAATATTGAAGAATCAAATGCAGTAGTTCAAAAGCTAATGAAATGGACAAAAGAATTAAATTGCCACATAATTACAGTAATACACTCTAATTTTGGAACTGATAAACCGACTGGTCATTTAGGTTCATTTTTAGAAAAGAAAACAGAAACACAAATACAATTAGAATTAAACACGGTAAACAAAGGATTAGTTACGGTAAGTTGCAAACGTTCACGTAATGCATCATTTGAAAACTTTTCTTTTAAAGTTAACAGTTTTGGATTGCCACAAATAGAAGGAGCATTTTACGACCCTTTAAAAGATATATTTTAACAATTAAATAAAAACACTATGGCTGATGTAACAATGTGTTCAGGAGTTGGATGTGAATTAAAAGATATTTGTTTTAGATACAAAGCTGAAGCTTGTGAATATAGACAATCATATTTTTTTAATGTTCCTAATGATGGATTAGAATGTGAGTACTTTTGGGAATATTGTACAAGTTGCAATCAAAAAAACGGAGTACACAAAATGAGTTGCCCAACACAAAAAATACAAATAAATTTATGAAAACAGTTATAAAAAATCATTTAAACGAATTACAAGTATCAACTGCAAGGATGTTATTGTATCATTCAGACAATAAAATGTTAATAAGTTACTTTAAAGATTTATCTGAAAAATTGGTATATTTGAAGGAGTTGACAGAAATAGAATCAAAATACGATTGGGAACAAATAGAAATATTTATTGAAGGTTTAATTAAACAAGATCCTGAATTGACACACGTAAATATTAATTATCAAATTAAAGATGTTATAGACTTCAAAAAAGAAGCCTTATTAAAAGTTAAACAAATATAAATGGTAGATAATTCTTGGTTAGCAAAAGTAGCAGTATTTCATAAAGATTGGGTTAAAGTAATTCAATCTTTTGGAGAATATGATTACGCTGAAGATATAGTGCAAGAAACTTATATTTCATTATGGAAATACGCTAACGCTGACAAGATATTAGATGAAAACGGCGAAGTAAGAAAAGGATATGTTTATTTTACTTTGAGGTCTTTATATTACCAATACTATAATAAAAAGAAAAAAGTAAATAAAGTAGATATTGATGGATGCTGGGAATTATACGACGACTCAAATTTAAATGAACAAGAAGCCTATCATAATATTTGCTTATTAATTGATGAAGAAATAAAGAATTGGAATAACTACGATAGATTGCTTTTTAAATTGTATAGAGATAATGATTTGTCAATGAGGGATATTGCAAAAGGAACTACAATTAGTTTGATGAGTATTTTTAATTCTTTAAAGAACCATAAAGAAATATTAAAACAAAAGTTTCAAAAACAATATACTGATTATATAGAAAGAGATTACGAAAATGAATATTAATTAAAAATAAATTTAAAAATGAAAAAGTACACAAAAAACGAATTGATTGCTGGAATGGAAATGTATTACATTATAGCTAAAAATGAGCCTACAAGGTTTGAACAAGTAACTGAAGAAAGTAGTATTTCAGAAAGTGCCGAAGCAACAATAAATTATTTATTAAAATTAATTAAAGATTTGAAATCATAAATATGGAACAAAAAGAAGCAATTGACGTATTAATTCAAGTAGCAAGATTAGCCCAACAAAAGGGTATATTAAGCCTTGAAGATGCAAATGTAGTATTACAAGTAATTAATGTTTTAACCCCTAAAATCGAAGAAAATGGCGAAGCAAAATAGTAAAGGACTTGGTGACACAATTGAAAAAATCACTACGGTAACTGGGATTAAAAAAGCAGTTAAAATGTTTGCTGAAGTAACTGGTTTAGATTGTGGATGCGAAGAACGTAAAGAAGTATTAAATAAGCTATTTCCTTATAGCAAGGTTAACTGTTTAAATGAACAAGACTATAATTCATTAACTCAATATTTAAGCTCTAAACAAGCTACTTTAACACCCACAGAACAAAAGATAGTGTCGGATATTTACTTTAATGTATTTAATCATAGGTTACAAATCAGTTCTTGCTCAAGTTGTTGGAAGGGTAAACTAAACGAATTAAGACAAGTTTACAACGAATATAAAATAAATGATTAATTGGAAGGAATCAGATTTATTTAATTGGTTAAAAGAAAATGTTTACCCTGATTTAGTTAAGGCTAAAAATCAAATGAGTCGGTGGGATTGTTACAGTCCCGCCACAGGGCATCGTTTAGAGTTAAAGTGTAGAAAGACACATTATGCGACTTTATTGCTTGAAAAAAAGAAATACGATGCAATGAAATACGAATGTGAAAAGCACTTGGATACACCTATGTATTTTAACTCAACACCAAAAGGAATATTTTCTTTTAATCTGAATTTGATTATACCAGTTTGGGAAACTAATTTTAAAAATCCAGCAACAACACAATTTTTTAACACAAATAGAATAGAAAAGGAAGTAGCATATTTAGAAATAATAAAAGCAAAGCAATGGAAAATAATTTAACCCAACAAGAATATTTAAAGACTGTTATTTTAAGTCAATTATTATTAGAATCAAATGAAAACTTATTTTTTACAAAGCAATATAAACAACAAATTAAAAATAAAATCAATTCATTAAATAAAGATTTAGAAGAAATAGTAAGAACTGAATTTAAAATAATTTATGATACTGATTCAGAAACAACAACTAATATATTAAGAAACATTGATGAGATAGTTTCTAAATTAAAAACAAGTTCAATAGATGAATTAATATTTATGAATGCGGTAATAGATAAATATAAAGAGAATAAAGAGTGGTTCGTAAAGCACGAAAATGCTGAATTTTTAAAATTAGATTAGTATGAAAATAGGAATTAAAAGCTACGGAAAAACAACTGTAATAAGTACTAATGACGATATTGATGTAGAAGAATTAGGAAACATATTATATAACATTTGTTTAAGTCAAGGATGGCAAAAAGAAACATTGAAAGATATATTTACA